AGCCGCTGCTGGATTTGCTGCTATGGACGCTCAGTTAAGTCGTGACAAATATTCAAGTGGACCAATTGGACAAACACTAGGACAATGGGCAGAAGATCCTACGCACGCATCAAAAGTTATTGGAACAGCTGGCATAGATCCTAATAAGAAATATACTGATTTAAATCAAGGTGAAAAAACAAAATTGATGCAATCCATTGCTAAGCAAGAAGGATACTACGCGCCTGGAGCCGGTCCATCTTCTTCTGCAGGCGGGTTTCAAATGAGTGATATTGTAGACGGCGCTGATAAAGTTCTAACAAACATTGCTGACTTTATTGGACATATTGGTGGCAAGATTGTGGGTCCTGGTGTTTCAAGAAATCTTACTTCAACTGGACCAGATTTTGCAAAACTTATTTCAGAAGAATCAAATAAGATTCAAAACCAAATTGCAATGGGTGAAAAGAAAACTGAATCTGCTGCTATAAACGTACCATCTGCCGCCCAAACATTAAAGTCAGCATCACCAACTGGTTCTATCTCTGTCATAAATCCAAACTATCCTGGAAGTGGCGGGATTGAAAAGTATCTTGCTCATTATAAGTTGGCTGCGTAATGGCATTAAAAGTTCTTATTACCGCTATTGATACAACCAATACTGCCAAGTCTTTTGGTATTGTTGGTTCTGTTCTATTGAACGAAAATGATATTAAAAACGCAAACAGAGCGGTTGCAAATGATAACGCAGTTCCTGACAAAAAACCAGAACTAAATTCTAAAAAACTTATAGCCGCTATAGATCAACTTTCTATAATGGACAATCTTTTTAAGCAAAAATTAGATAATCAAAAAGTTGCGTATCAAAATAGTAAGTTAAATGCTCAAGAAGACAGAATAGAACGCCAAGATCGATTAGAACAAACTAAGGACGCCGAGAGAGTTCAATCTTCTTCAGGCAGTGGACTTGGCATGCTTGGCCTTCTTGGTCTTGGTCTATTGGCATACGATCCAGTAATGAAGTTCGTTACAGGAATGGTAGACTTTACTTTAGAAACTGCAACTTTTATTTCTAATACAGTAACACAAATTAAAGATTTTTTTACTGGGTTTTTTCCAGACGAAACACCAAAAGAAGAAACTCCTGATGAAACACCTCAATCAAATGAACCTGCCAAAACACCTGTAACAACACCACCGGCAGATGCTAATCCTGTTGTACCACCTGTAACAACACCTTCAACTGATGCTGTGCCCGTTACACCATCTGCACCAAAACCAATTGCAGGAGAAAGTAAAGCTGCGCCTGTTGAAGAATCTGCAAAACCAAAACCTGTAGCAAAAGACAATAGATCTTGGTGGGAACGCATTGCGCCTACATGGGCTGGTGGAAAACCAGATCCTGCAGCTCCAGTACAACAAACTCCTGATAGTGAAAAGTCAACGTCAGATAAAGTAATTTCAGTAAATCATCCTGAAACCGGTGCTGGTTATGGAATTGCTGGCGCAAACGATCAGCATGGAAGACCTATTGCATTTAGTAAAGAAGGCGCCGAAGCATTTGCTAAAATGATGGCAGATTCCAACGGCGCGGTAAAACCTTCTGATGTTGCTAGTAGTAAAAGATCACCACAAAAGAATGCGGCTGTTGGTGGTGCTACAAATTCTCCTCACTTAAGAGGAGTAGCAATGGATATTCATGGAACAAGTAGTGCATGGATTCGCCAAAATGGCCACAAATATGGATGGAAGCCGCATGATTATGCCGGAACACACGGTGGCCATTTTGTTTTTGGTGGAGCAGGAATGCCTGCAGAATCATCAACATTTGAACAAGTAGTAAACAAAGGCGCTGAAGTTGTTGATAATACTCTTACAAATATGGCAGAGTTTATTGGAACTGTTGGTGGAAAAGTTGTTGGTCCAGGCATGGCACGAAGCTTAACAACGGCTGCGCCAAATTTTGCACAACTGATATCAAATGAAGCTGCTACACAAACTGCAGAAATTGCTAAAATAAAAGACGCTGCAAGTAAACCTACACCGTCTCCTGTAATATCGCCACCAAATATCAGTGCGGCCGGTTCATCAGCAGTTGAAAATTTACCAACCATGGTTGATAGAAATAGTGTTCAGTACTATCTAAATCGTTTTGGCTACAAAGAAACCAATACACCAATGAAAGCTGCATAAAAAGAAAGGGGACCCGAAGGCCCCCTTTCCCACCGATCAATCTTCGTCAGCAAGTCGTTTGAAGAAAGCCAGATCCTCGTCGTCATCATCGCCTCCTGCCGAAGCAGTTGGAGCCGGCGCGCTTTGCGCCGCCTGGAAGACTGGGGCCGGAGCCTTGTACTCTTCCTCGTCAAGTTCAACACCACGGATCTTTGCCGGAGCGGCATTAAGACCCAGAACATTGTTGAGACGAGTCTTTAGCTCATCATAAGACTTAAAGTGCTTTGGATCTACAAGGTCCTGGAGCGAATGCTCCTGCTTGTATACCGCTTCAAGTTCAGCGTCATCATCGAGCAGTGGTGCGGGAGAGTCGAATTCAGACTTATCGTAGTTGCGGTAACCCTCAACCTTACGAATCTTGAGCTTGAAGTTAGCACCCGTCCAAAGATCGAACGGATTTACTGGTTGCTCGTCCTGAAATTGAGGGTTCATCAGGTCGTTCAACTTGTCAAAGATCTTCTTGCCATATTTGTACAAGAAGACCTTACCTTCGTTGTCACGATTACCAGGATCGCTAACAACGTAGATGTTTGAGATGTAAGACAGGCGACGCTTCTGGTCACGTGCCTTTTCCTTGTCCGATTCCAGACCAGTATTCCAGAGAACAGAGTTGTGCTCAGAAACAGGATCTGGCTTACCAAGAGTCGTCAGCGACTTCTCGATATACCAAAGACCAGTTGGGCCTTTAAAGCCATGGTCCCAGATACGAACAAAAGGAAGATCTTCGCCGCCCGGTGCAGGAAGGAAACGAATGACTGCATAGCCATTTTCAGCCTTGTCCAATGTAGGCTTCCAATACTTGTCATCGTCGGAACGGTCGAAGGTAGTGGTCTGCTTTTGAAGCTCCTTGGTGAGCTTTTCGAATGAAGTAGCAGACGAGCGCTTGAGATCAGCGAAAGACATAATTATTCTCCTTGTATGTCGTTGTGTACGTTATATTAGTCGTTATATTTGATTGAGAGATACTTGGCACCACCATCCCACGGCATAAATGGAATATCAGAATATTCGATATCATGCTGAGTAAATAATGGGACAAATTCCTCTCGTATGTATTTATCATTGTCGATGCCAAAAATCTCATTAGAATATGCAATTAACCAATTTTTTGTTTGGCCGATTTTTGACATGATATCATTACGAAGATCGACTGGCATCTCAGTAAAGGACCAAGTACCAATCATTAGATCTGCATCAAACAGATCATTCACATCAGAAGTATGTACGATGTTGGTGTGTCCCAACTGATCGTGATACCACTTCTGAATTGCACCGACTTCAGCAAAGTCGTAGATTACGTACTTTCCTTTGAAGCCGAGCTTGTAAACGATATCAGCCATGTCGCCAATACCGCCTCCAAGTTCTACAATCGTATCTAGCTCAGCCAGCTTTTCTGGTGTCCACCCATTAATCACGAGGTGAGCCATATGCTGGATACGATTCATTGAGGTTGTAAAGTCTTCGAATAGATTGTAGATAACACGATCTTGTTCAGTGATTCCTACATCCGGATCTTCGAGTGCATATCGAATGCGACGATCTTCTTTAGCAGCCGGAAGGACTGCAGTAAAGTAATCGAAGAAACGAGCTCGAGTCATGAAAGGAACTGTCATCACAGATGCCCAGACCTTAAAGCGTTCTTTTGGAAGATTCTCAAAATCCTCAGCAAACACTTCACACATTACATTCCAATAGTTGCCATCATTTACTTGCTTGGCAGCCATCATCTTTTCAAATGTTTCTTTGGAAGAAGCCAGAGGAGCTGGAGCAGTCATTGCCGGATTGGCCGGCTCAGTAGAGTAACGAAAATAATCAGACATCAATCACCTGCAAATTTGTCTTTTAATATTTTACGACACTTAAACATATCGTAATGAAAGAATGGTTTATACTTACTTAGCTTTTTATATATGCTCGGCCAGAGAACACCATCTTCAATCTTCTTATTCCAATGGCCAAAGAAACCAAGAATATCATTTAGAATAATAATAGTCTCAATCGAGATTTCTCTACGTAAGTATTGTTTAAGTAAATATGGATGTTGTCCATTCTTTACAATAACATTATCATCAAATAATGTCAACAGTTTATTTAAGTCTTGCTCAAAAATATACGAAATAGATTGCTGGCGCTTTAGCCAATCGGCATAGACTTTTTCAGACTTGTCATCAAACAAATCGCCAATCCATTTTAAGTCACCATCAACAAAGTTGGCAACTAGATATTGAAGTGGATTTTTATGTTTGGAGAGTTTGTAGAATTGATATTTGTCTTTACGAGTTTCGAAGCTCGTAGAACTTGCATTCACTTTACCATTGTACTTGACATAGTCATAACTATCACTGGTAAAGTGGCTTTTGACCGCAAGGAAAGTCTTATAAGACTCGAACGGTGTCATATTGGCAAGCGTGCCGACTTGGGAAGATAGTTAAGATCTTCAGCAGTTGCCTGAAGTTTTGCTTTGATTTTAATGTTGTTCTTGATAATTGAAGCAGCAGCCTCAATTTCTATATTGTTCTTTTCACAAAGGTGGACGACGGCATCCATGTAATCTAAATTATACGTCTTTACAAGATTTTCAATTTCTTTAATGAACTTTTCATTAGACATGGTCTTCTGAAAGATAACGTCGTCCACCATAATATATCATCCTCTATAAAAAATATGTGCGCCAATCTTGGTTGTACGATCAAAAACTCTACCCCATGACGGACTTACGTAGTCAGCGTGGTAGAACTTTGCACCCTTGGTAACATCGCCATAGTTACCCAGATATACGTGTTCAGCGATTTCTTTGGCTTTTCGATATGCGCCTGCATCAGCTATTCGCTTTCCTCCCTCACACTTCCATGAAAATTGGCATACGCGCGCAGTTCTCTGATTGATAACTCCACATGGTGTGCTAGGGAATCTTTTATCTTTTGCACGGTTCAATACTACATTGTTAACCGCAATCCTACCTTTGTAGGGTTCATGGGCTGCTTCAAAATATGTATTTTCAGCCATGCATTTGATTTGTTTTTTGTCGTATTGGCTCAGGTAAACTGGCTTTTTAACAACTACTTCTTTTTCGATTACTTTAGTTACTGGGACCTTAACAATCTTGACCTCTGGTTCTTTGACTGGCATTGCAACTGCTGCACCCGCAGCAAGCATTAATCCAAGACAGAATCCTTCAGCCCAGCGAAGGTACGGGAAGTCTTTTCTGTTTTCGAAAAGTTTCATGTTTTTCCTCTTAGTCTCAATGACTTTGGCAAACAGAGACTACTTTGCAGGCATCTCAGCCATATAGTTTTCTGCCGCTATAAGAAGATACACAAGAGAATAACGAAGTATCTTCCATCCATTTCCCTCTTACTGGAAATGCAAAATCATTAGTGTTTTCGTCGGTAGCATCCGAATGATGCCGCTTTCTAGCCATCTAAGACTTGAAGTTTTGCAAGAGTCAATGGAGGATTTCAACCTCCGTCATATTTTATTTATACACCATAAGTCTATAAATGTCAACTACTCGTGGTGTTTCTAGAACACTTTATGGTGTGGGCCCGTTCTGTTGCTAGGTGGAACCCATCCCCCGAAAAATCATGCAGCTAGTGCAAGACCTTCATATGCGTTGTTATCGTTTGCATTTACGTTTAGTGGCACTTTGCCAATCAATCAGTCTCGAACCGCCTTATTCCGTCCCAGTCGATCCTAGTTCACCCCCATCATGGACACACCAATAGATGTCTGCACAGCAGTTCGATAGGTTTATTTAACGTGGCGCTTCCTAAAAACCACAACCGATGTGTCCATGGTGGAGGTGGCGGGTACTGCCCCCGCGTCCTCAGAACCTTTATCGTTGATTGTCAACAACTGATATACTATATATAATCTATAATGATTTAAATGTCAACCATTAATTGCACCAAGATTGCTTTGCATCACCATAATATTCACGAGCAAAGCCATTCTTAATGAGCAAATCACGAAGGCTCATGCCGTCAAGTAAGATATCGCCAAGAATACGGCCGCCGAACTTGTCCCAATCATATAGAACAACCTGATGCTTCTTTGTAGCAGCAATCACGTCTTTTGTGAAAATAGAAGCTTGCTCACCGCGCTTCTTTTCACTTTCACACTTGGCACGAAAGCTTTTCTCAGGAGTATCAACACCAAAGATTCGAACGCCAAGTTCGGGCTTCAAAGGAGCTGGTAGATATGGTGCGGTAACAACTATTGTATCACCATCAATGGCACGAACAATAGTGGTATCATAGGTAACACCAACAGGTGTCTTCTGAGCAACAGCTGGAGTGGCTAGCATTACTAATGCTAGAGCAATAAACTTCTTCATATGTTTTCCTTAATTACAGGTGGTTTGCCAGTAGATGTATCGTTCACCACGATGCCATTCTACAATTTGTTCGCGAACACAATATCGTCTATCAATACGGTGATCTGGTGGATAATAACGGTTATCATACTCTCGTTCTCTACGTTCTCTACGATCAGAGGAAAGAGCACCTACAACAACACCGCCAATGATTGCTCCACAGAGCCATCCACAGCCACCTTTACGGCGCTCTTGGCGTTCTTGATGGCTATAGTCTCTATCTCTTGAACGGTGCTCAGCAAAAGCTGGTGTAGTAATTAACATACTAACTGCGAGAGCAGATGCAATAAGCTTTTTCATATTAAAACTCCTCATTGATATCAGCAAACATAACTCGTTTCCGAGGATCACCTGGCGTGATACAACGAGTTAATATAAGAGCTTCTTTGTAATTCTTCGTATGGAACTTTACTGGGAAGATGATTTCATCGTCCTCAATTTCTAAAGACATGCCTACGAAGTAAGTACCATTTTCTTCTACCATGAATTTATTTATTCGTGGTAGATTTTTCCTTCTTGAGCTTTTCACGCTTGCGATGACCAAGCCAGAAGAGACCTGCAAACGGACCAACAATAACTGCAGCAGTAAGCACAAGCGGCCACGCCAACGATCCAAGAAAGATAGCCCAAAATAGACCTAGCTTGTCATCTTCATCCCAATCAAGCACACCAAGTACATATACACCAACTGAAATAATTGTAATAGCAACAATCAACCACAACCAAAACATAATTTAACTCCTTACCTTTACATAACTAAACGAATCATAGCCAGCGTAGTCACCGGCCCACTTACTACGAGGCGTTTCCTTGAAACCAATGCTATCGGCATTCTCTTTGAAGTACTCGCGAGCCTTTGCACTCACGTCATAGTCGTTTTCAGCCTGGATCTGGAATGAATCCGAATACCATTCTTTCTTAAACGTGATCTTATATGTCTTGAGCTTCTTAGCCTTCTTAATCATGTCTTTTGTAGAACCACGACGGCTGTTCAGAATATGATTGAACTTACTCTCGCTTAGAGAAGCAAGAGGTCCCCACGCCTCCACAGAACGACTCTTAACTTCAAACATTCTTATCCTCCGCATTCCATTTAAAGTGATTTCGAGCATATA